GATGGACGACGATGACATGTATGTACGTCAGTACATACATGCTCCAGGGTACTCGTAAACGCTGATCTCGGGTGAAGTCTCCTGAAGTCATTGCGAACATAAAAGACACACTTACCTATGTAAATAGGTATAATAAAGTATAACCAACAATTTGCATGGAGGTAACAATGCAAAATCTTAACAGTAAAACTACCGAAACATGGTATGGCTACCCTGAAGGCGCACAAGTATTTAGTGCTGATTGCCCTACCATTTTGCCTGAAGCATTAGCTAATGGCGAGGCTAATTGGCAAACTGTCGGCGGCAGTAATTACTTGCCTGAAGTAACAATTTACGAGGCAAAGGTTGCTAACTATCTGTATACTATCCACGCTTATAACAGCATAGCTGGTCCAACATATACAGTTTACCGTGAAAACTTAAACCAGTTCTTCGGGTAATAAGCAGGGCGGCTTCGGTCGCCCTGCTTTTTTAGACGGCTACCGATGGATGGAGTTGGATTGATGCGGATTGAAGCTCTATTTATCATCATTAGTCACATACCCTCGCTTCCTGGGTACTCACAAAATCTTCTGCGATGCCCCGATAACGTGCGACAATTTAGTGCTGGCCGGACGGCGCAGCGCGGCCCATTGTAAACAGGTAAACGCAACCAAAGGAGAAAACCATGCGTACACCGTTTTACATTATGGCCACCCTTGCGATGGTCACCTTAGCTGGCCTGCTGCTTATACTTGCGGCCACGGATTTACACGGGATTGTCCACAGCACAATCGTCTACATGCTTTATGCTATAGGCGGCTTGGCGTTTGCGTGGGGCGGCTACGGCCTTGCCGTGCTGCGGTAATGGCCATGTTGCTGGGTGTAATTGCTGCCTTAATTATTTTAGCACTGGCTTAACAAAAGGGGTTTACACCAGCTTACGGGCTGGTGTATAAAATAGGGGTAGCCACGGCATAGGGCGGTGGCGTTAACCGTAAAGGGGTTTACCAATGGGTAACAACGGTAACAAGGCAGCGCAGGCCTTTAACGGCGCAAACGGTGTGGGTGCACCGGTGGCAGCGGCAGCCATTGCCGCATTTATACAAGCTAATGGCCTTGGCAATGTTAGCTTGCAGCTAACGCCTAATGCACTGGCTAACGGTGTGTTGTTTGGCGGTGGCCGCTTGTGGCTGGCAATGCTGCCCAACGCACAAGGCACCATTGGCAAGCGTGGCCTTATACTTTGGGCCTGCGTTAACGGTGTGCCGCAGCACACTGTTAACGGTGTTAAGCAATACAACATTGCTGGCATTAGCACTAAGCTACCAACCAAGCTTGTGCCGCAGCCAATGGCCGCAATACACGCTGCACACCTTGCATACGGTAGCAGCGTGTACGGCAATGCCAAAACCCCAGCGGGTGGCACTACCAACCAAAACGCAGTATGCGCCATACTTAACGGTGGCTTTGGCCTTAGCGCCCAAACCGTAGCCACCTACGGCACAGCGTTTGGCAAGCTGGTGGCCACCGGCTAAACCCCAGCCCTAGGCGGTGCGCAGCGCCGCCTAGGGTACCCACGGGCTAAGTGCCTGTTTTAAAACGGTTAAAAAAATAACCGCACCCCCCTTGCCCGAGGAGTGTTGTATGTGCATCAGCATATACAAGGATCTGTCGATATCGTAAGCACTCCTAAAGTTTTCGGCGTACCCCACCCCCCTTTTTGAACAATGATCTCCTAGGTTCATTGCCGCTGAAAAATTTTTATATTATTCTGAATCCATGGATAATCAAGCGCCGTTAAATATCCCTGAAGATGTATTGAAGACTTATGCCCGTTTGCTTGAAAAGCAGGGACAGTACATCTCGAGTGATCTCGCGAGAAAAGATTTCATGGCCTACTGTAAAACGGTATGGCCTGAGTTTATTGAGGGTAATCACCATAAGGTGATGGCTAAGAAGTTTAATAAATTAGCCACGGGTAAGATAAAGCGGTTGATTGTGAATATGCCGCCGCGTCATACAAAGTCGGAGTTTGCCAGTTACCTATTGCCGAGTTGGTTGATGGGTTTGAATCCAAAGTTAAAGATTATTCAAGCAACGCACACGGGTGAATTAGCTGTGCGTTTTGGTCGTAAGGTGCGTAACCTTATGAATAGTACAGATTACTCTCTGGTCTTTCCTGAG